TACCTTACTGATGACGGGGGTATAAGACTACTTGGTGACTTAGACACGGATCGTGGAATAATGTTCCCCGTAAATCCAGAGAAGTCGTTATCATATCGTGTGGGCGGCATACAGCTATTTGCTAAGTACAATTACTCACTGTTTCCTCAGGTAGCAGAAAAGATTCTTGAGATAGAGTCATATACAAAAACTATCTATGCTTATGTTGTTGCAGATAATGCATCTGGGTCAAGAGGTAGGGTATTCTTCACCGATGATCTAGGAGATTCTGTTGGAGGGCTTTCTCTTTATGTAAATGGCAACCTTGTATCTTCGGGATACCTCTTACCAAATGAGTGGTCGGTCCTATCTATTCAGTCAGCAGAAAGCTTAAACTTTGACTCATTTACTGGAAATATAAAACTGGTTGGACACGTGTCTGTCGACTCTGTGGCGTCCTACAGGATCACATCTGACAAGACTGGTATTACGAATAAGTTCAGGACATGGGCAGAACTCGAGAGCATCCTTGATGCCGAGGGAATCAATCCAGCAACATGGGGAGACTTTCTTTCACAAGTTCCAGCCATTACTTGGGAAAATGTGTTGTATATACCAACAACAAAGCAGTATTTAATTGATTTAGTAGCAATATATAAAGCTTACATAGGCACAAACAAGTTTATTGTTGGAGATTCTAGCACTTTGTCCTTTAAAAATTATGCTTATCGTGGATATATTGGTGCACAATGGAACACAAAGGTTGTTTCTCCAGTTTAATGTGGTATACTAGTGTCATGAATAAAGAAAAGCCTGACGCTATGGAGCAAGCACTAAAAAGTGCTAAGCTAACAATGATGCCAAAGTCTGGTTACGCCTGGGGTATTTATGCCTGGAAGAAGTCAAATGGAAAGTTCTTTACAGATGGAAACGGTAACGTTTTGAACATACCAGCTAACAAGGGCGACCAAAACCAGATTCAAAAACTTAAGACAGCAGCAGCTCATCACGGAGAGCCAGACGGCTCGGCCGTATTCTTTCCTGGTACTGAAAGAATTAGCGATGAAGAGTACTCAGAACAGATTGACAGAATGAAGCAGGGACTTATCCCTAGCATGAATGACGTTGGTGCACTTATTGCTGCTAAGAAGAGCCTTGATGCCTATGGAGATGAGGGATAATGTCAGAATACATTATTAATGCAAGAATGGGCGAGTTTGACCCAGAGCCAAACGAATTTAAAGCAAAGGATCCATTTAATAAGTCTTGGGATACACTAAAGACTCTTGGTGGTATAGATTCTAACTTTAAGCGTAGAGCTACCAGAATTTCTAAGGCTGTTGCTGTAGAGCCAACAGATAGATATCTTACATCTGCTGGTGCTATCAAGACTGGCGAGGGTGCTAGCTCAAAGGAGATCAACCCTGGTTCTGTTTATCACAATGGTTACGGAATGTTTGATGTCATTACGCCACCATGGAACCTTTACGAACTTGCAAACTTTTATGACACCTCGTTTGCAAACCACGCAGCCATTGACGCTAAGGTTGAAAACATTGTCGGCCTTGGTTATGACTTTAGTATTGGTAAGAGAGCACTAATGCAGCTTGAGTCAAATACAAATGAGACTGCCACTCAAAAGGCACGAAAGCGTATTGAGAGGGCACGACTAGAGTTGACAGAGTGGCTAGAGAGTCTTAATCAGGACGACTCGATCACACACACCCTAATGAAATTTTTTACAGACGTACAGGCAACAGGCAATGGATATCTTGAAGTGGGACGAAAGACTAACGGTGAAATTGGTTACCTAGGTCACATACCTGCTACCACAATGCGTGTGCGTAGGCTGAGGGATGGTTATGTCCAGATCATTGGTCAAAAGGTTGTTTACTTTAGAAATTTTGGGGCAAAGAACCAGAACCCAATCACCACGGACCCAAGGCCAAATGAGATTCTTCACTATAAGGAATACTCTCCACTAAACACGTTCTATGGTATTCCAGATATTATGTCTGCCATTTCATCTCTGCAGGGAGATCAGCTAGCCAGCCAGTACAACATTGACTACTTTGCAAACAAAGCAACTCCTAGGTACATTGTAACTCTAAAGGGTGCAAAGTTATCTGGAGATGCAGAAGATAAGCTATTTAGATTTTTACAGACAAGTCTTAAGGGACAGTCTCACAGAACCCTATACATTCCTTTGCCAGGAGACTCAGATACGAACAAGGTAGAGTTTAACATGGAGCCAATCGAGAATGGTGTTCAAGAGGCATCCTTTAATGAGTACAGGCTTCGTAACCGTGACGATATTCTTGTTGCTCATCAGGTTCCGCTATCTAAGATTGGTGGTGCAGATGCATCATCTATTGCATCAGCCTTGGCTCAAGATAGGACATTCAAAGAGCAGGTAGCAAGACCAGCACAGACAAATCTTGAAAAGATGATTAACAAGGTTGTTCGTGAAAAGACAGACTTGCTAGAGTTTAAGTTTAATGAGCTCACTCTTACAGATGAAATTGCACAGTCTCAGATCCTTGAGAGGTATATCAAGACCCAGGTCATGACACCCAATGAGGCTAGAGAGGCTCTGGGTATGCCTCAGAGGTCTGGAGGAGATGAAGTCTTTGATATGTCTCCAAGACAATCTACTGATGCAAGAGCAAACTTAGCCGGAAACAGACAGCGAGATGCAGAGAGAACTAATAATCAATCAGATGGATCTGCAACTGTTTCTGGTCGTAACGCACAAGGTGAAGGAAATTCTTCAGAATAAAGTTACCATTTTGTAACTTTTTTATAAAAGAGGGTATATAATAAACTAGTATGACTATTTCGAAAACGCAGTTAGTTACAGACGGTGACAACGTACGTCTGTCAATGCCTTTTAGCAAGGTAGACAAAGAGAGACGCATCGTCTCAGGATTTGCTACGCTTGATAACGTAGATAGACAAGATGACATTGTAACCACAGAGGCATCAATCAGTGCCTTCTCAAAGTTTCGTGGGAACATTCGTGAAATGCACCAGCCACTAGCAGTCGGCAAAATGGTAGCATTTAAAGAAGAGAAATACTTCGATCCAGAATCCAAGAAGTTCTTCTCTGGAGTATATGTATCTGCATATGTTTCAAAAGGTGCACAAGACACCTGGGAAAAGGTTCTTGATGGAACCCTATCTGGCTTTTCTATTGGCGGTCGCATGAATGAGTGGGACGACGCTTATGACGAGAAGATGGAAAAGCAAATTAGAATTATTAAAGAATATGACCTAGTAGAGCTGTCCCTAGTAGACACTCCAGCTAATCAATTTGCAAACATTATGTCTATCGAAAAGGTAGACGGCGTTGACGTCGTAAAGGGCGAGGCATTTGATGTAGAGATTGAAAATGTTTTTTGGGATAATGAGTCTGGCATGGTAATGGTATCGGCAGAAGACTCAGCCGTAAGTCCAGTAAATGGCAATGCTATGAAGAACATAGGTTTCGTTGAAAAGAATGACAACGAGAAAACAGAAATGATAAAGTTCTTAGTTGATAGTGCTAAAGGCATTAATCTTTCTAAGATGAACAAGGAGGAAGATCCTATGACTGAAGAAAACACAAATGCAGCAGAAGACGCTGTAGTTGAGAAATCAGACGAGATCGCTCCAGAGGCAGATGCCGTAGTTGAGGCTGCAGACTCCGTAATGGAGAAGGCAGACGACGCTGAGGTTGTCAAGACAGACGACATGGATGAAGACGACATGGAGGAGAAGGCTGATGAAGCCGACGCCACTGAGAAGTCAGCTGATATGGAGGAAGAGGACAAGTCTTATGAAGACAAGAAGTCTGATTCTGTTGAGGCAGCTGAAGAGGTATCTAAGTCAGACGATGTTTCTGTCGCTGTTGCTGAATTGCAGAGCGGTATTACATCAGCCTTTAGCGATCTTTCAGCAGTTATTAAGTCTCTTAACGAGCAAGTTGCTGATCTTAAGAAGTCACTCGATGGTGCCAATGCAGAGATTAAGTCCGTAAAGGACGAGGTTACTGCATCCAAGAGTGAGTTTAACGAATTTGGCAAGCGAGTAGATGCCGTTGAGGCAGACACCGCTTTCCGTAAATCTGGCGATCTAGGCGAGATTGTTCAGGAAACTGAATCAGATATGGTTCAGAAATCCCTATGGGGCGGTCGTTTCCTCAAAACTGCCGACTTATTTAATTAAGACAAAACAATCACTTAGGAGGTGACAATATGTCGGAAGAGATTATCAAAAATCAACCAGGTGAAGCTGGTGAGCTAGGTGGAACAGCACCTGGTACATTCCAAGGTCAGGGTGCATTCGCATCTGGTGGTATTGGTGGTGTGACTGACCCAGGTGCAAGCACATTGGGCAACATTCCAACAGCCGAGTATGGCCTAACATCTGGTGGTAACGCTGTAAACCCTTCTGGTGATGCAGGTAGTGGTATCCTACGCCCTGAACAGGCACGTCGTTTTATTGACTACGTATGGGATGCAACTGTACTCGCCAAAGATGGTCGCAGAGTTACTATGCGTGCAAACACCATGGAGCTCGAGAAGGTCAATGTTGGAGAGAGGGTTATCCGTGCAGCTGCACAAGCTGTCGGTGACTACACCAACACTGGTGCTCAGTTTACCAAGGTTGAGCTAACAACAAAGAAGATCCGTTTGGACTGGGAGGTCTCAGCTGAGGCCCTAGAAGATGGCGTCGAGGGTGCAGCCCTTGAGGACCACCTAGTACGCTTGATGACAAATGCTTTTGCAAATGACATCGAGGACCTAGCAATTAACGGTGATGGATCTACAGGAGACTTCCTGTCGATCATGGATGGATTTGTCAACAAGGCAAAGACTGGTGGAGCCCACGAGTCAGTTGTAACTGTTGCAAACAATGCATGGACCCCAGAGGTTATGCAGAACATCATCCTAGCCATGCCACGTAAGTACCGTGCAATCAAGAACAACCTTAAGTTCTATGCAGGTACAGACGTATTCCAGGGCATCGTAAAGAACAACGGAACCCTTGCAGACGCTATTGCTGAGGCCTTTGGCTCTCACCCAGGTGCTGCAGGAACACCAGCAGGTCGTGAAGCCTACCTAGGCGGAAGCGGTCAGACATTCGGTGGTGCTCGCACTACCCGTGTTCTAGGTGTTGAGGTTCAGGAAGTTCCTTACTACCCAGCTGGCTACATCGACCTGACATTCCCACAGAACCGTGTATGGGGATTCCAGCGAGACATCACAGTAAACCGTGAATACAAGGCCAAGAAGGACACCATTGAATACACCGTATTCGTCCGCTTCGGCATCCAGTGGGAAGAGGAAGACGCTATTGCATTTGCGGATGCAGCAGCTGACGCTTAATCCAACTGAATAACCTTGAGAGGGGCAGGGGCTATCTGGCCTCTGTCCCTTTCATTTTTATCTGCTATAATATTAAAAGAACCTTAGGAGGAGAAATGGCAGAGTTTAACCCAGAAGCCACAGATGGCGATGGAGACGGATTTGTCCAGGACGGAACAGAGTTTGAGCGTCCAGCGGAAGAAGTTTCTGTAGAGCCAGAAGTTGCAGAAGAGCCAGCTGTAGAGCTAGCTGAAGAAGTAAAGGGAGATGAAGTCATTTCATCCCCAGAGCGTCCAGTAGACGCAGAGCCAGTAGAGCAGGCCCTAGCACCAGTTGCTGACGGCGTCATCGGAACTGGCACAAAGAAGAAGCCAGCAAAGAAGAAGCCAGCCGCTAAGCAGGCATCTGACAAGGAAGAGACTGTAGCACTATACTCAACACGCAATGTAACTTGGGTTGGTGTAGGTAGAGTCCTAACTGGACTTAATCTAGTTCCAAAGTCTCAGGCAGACAAGTGGATTGGACGAGACCACATTCGTGTAGCTGATGCTGCCGAGGTATCCAAGGAGCTTTAAGCTATAATGGAAATACTGAGAGTTCCGCCATATGATGTTGTAGAAGCAACACTTACTATACCGACTGGATTTTCTAGTCAAACGTTTACTGCTTCGATTACAGATATGGCGGATCTTTCTGTATCCACCCAAGAGTTTTCTGGTGAGTCTGGAGAAGAGTTTTCTATTAGCTTAAGTGCTAAGTATGATAACAATTACTACATTGAGATCACCACTGCAGACGGAACAATTGTAATTCACGATACATATGAGGTGGTTAGGCCATACGTTCTTGCAGCCAATAAAGCAACAACAGCTTCTGAAATAGCTGCCTACGCTGCCAATGAAGAATTAGCCAGGGCAGTTATTGACTCAGTCATTCCAGATGGATTCTATTACCAAAAAAAGACCCTAGAGGTTCCTGGTAATGGCACAGACTTTCTTCCAGTATGGGATAGAGTACTCAAGGTTAACGAAGTTTATGAAAACAATGTTCTGGTAACTGACAGAACTTTTTCAATGTCAAAGGATAAAACAGCCATCGTGGTTGTTGTAGAGGGAACAGACAACAGATCAGAAGGTGCACCAATTATGTTGCCAGCAGCAGCCTCTGATAGCGGAGTTGTAGGATACACATATCTAGACTTTCCAAGGAGAAATGACTACAGGGTTGTAGTTGATCATGGATACCCAACAGTACCATCCGATATCGTAAAGGCAACAGAGCTACTGATTAATGATATTGAGTGTGGAAAACTAGAGTACTACAAGAGGTACGTAACAAGCTACAACACTGACCAGTTTAAGATTCAGTTCGATAAGGCTATTTTTGAAGGTACTGGAAACCTAATTGTAGATAAAATTTTATCCAAGTACCACAAGTCAATTACTAAACTTGGAGTGTTATAATGGCAGACTGCAATACGGGAGATTACCAATTTCCGCTATCGGCAGAAATATACCACCCAATAGTTGAGCAAGGCTCCTACGGTAACGTTAAAAAGCAATGGATGTTTGATAGAACAATAAGTCTAAGCCTGTCTACACCAGGAACTGCCATGAAAGAAGAGGTAGCTCCTAACGTCAACATAACACAGGAAAAGATACTTGTTGGCAGGTCCAAGGGAGACCTAAGAATATCATCTTCAGATGGAAATAATGCCATTACAAATATTGTAGTCACAAACATCAAAGATAGCAACTGTAATCCAATCTATGTAGAAACTTCTGGATCTAGGGTAAACAAGTCAACTATTTTTGAGGTAGCAAGCCAGGAACCATTTGTAGGTCCATTTGGAAGCGTAGAGTATTACAAGATCGTATTGCGTAGGTCTGAGAACCAGGCGGTAGATATTTAATGAAGGTAGTATTTAATGACAAGCAGCTGATGAAAGATATGAACTCTCTAGTTCAGTATACACAGGGCTTCCTTGAGGGCACAGAGCTTGCTAAGTCAGCAATACTAAATAAGCTGGGCAAAGATGTCATAGAGGCATTAAAGAATTTTGTAGACTCAAATGCTAGGGTAAACCCCTCAGCACTAAACCATATATACGAGTGGTCAATGACAGGCACACCAGCTGGAAGACTATTTGATATTGACTATTTGGTTACTGGTGCTGGCCTATCCTTTAACTCAACCTTTAGACAGTCAACGTCAATTCAAGATGGTTCAACAACGCCATTCTATG